ATGTGTGTAGTCCGCTTAGGGATAACATTCAGCGCAATATCCGTAAGGCCAATGGCTATTGCCGGTTTGCTACGAAGCAATCAGTGGTACCAATTGCTCCGCACGTAATGTTTACAAGGTTCCTAGATGATGACATATCGGAAGAACGGGAGATGGGACTAGTGATGGGAATGGAAATCCTAAAGCGGTGCGATGAAGTTTGGGTATTTGGAGATCGGTTAACAAAAGGTATGCAGGCAGAGTTGTTGGCAGCGCAACAGATGAAATTGCCAATCAGATATTTTACCGACAAATGCGAATGGAGAGATTTTAATGGTTAATGATTTACAAGTTATCGACCAATGCTCAGTAACAAGTTGCAGTGTAACGGGTAGACACGGACGATTATGAGCTATGATAAAACTTTATCCTCATCAGGAGCAAAGCCTGATACAAACCAAAAACAAGAACCGCGTGGCATATTATCTTGACATGGGGCTGGGCAAAACTTTTGTGGCAAGTGAAAAGGCCCAAGAACTGAATAAACCAGCTTTAGTTGTTTGTCAGAAATCAAAGATCAGAGATTGGGTGGAACACTTTAGACAAAACTACAATCTGTCATTAACCGTTATTAATTACGATTTAATTTGGCGAAGACCGAAATATCTTGAATGGACAGACTTCACCTTAATTCTTGACGAATCAAGCCTAATAAAAAATGAAACCGCCAAGCGAACAAAATATATTCTCGGCCTCCATCCAGCGAATGTCATTCTATTATCCGGTACCCCTACAGGCGGTAAATACGAGAAACTTTGGAGTCAGTGCCGCCTGCTTGGCTGGAATATATCTAAAAAATTGTTCTATGACCACTACATAATAACCGAAACCATTGAAGTTGGTGGGTTTCCGATTAAAAAAGTAGTTGGCTATCGAAATGTAGATAGGTTGAAACATAAGCTTAGACAATACGGGGCCGTGTTCATGAAGACCGAGGACGTATTTGACTTGCCGGAGCAAGTGGACATTGTGATGCCGATAGCGGTGAACAAAGAATATCGCCGATTTAAACGAGACCGATATCTGGTTTTTGAACATGTTGAATTAGTCGGGGACACATCATTAAAACAACTGCTTTATGAGCGTCAACTATGCGGCCAGTACAACAAAAACAAAATAGTTGCCTTAAAAGATTTGATCGAATCCACTAATGACCGCATGATTATATTCTATAACTTTACCGCTGAGTTCGACATTATAAAAACTCTAACCGACCGGCCGATTAGTTTCATTAATGGGGCTGGAATGAATTTAACTAATTACGAAAACTGGTCTGATAGCATTACCCTTGTGCAGTACCAAGCCGGCGCGATGGGCCATAACCTTGAACGTGGTAATATCATCGTCTATTTCACACCACCGCTCAGTTCGGAGCTTTTCGAGCAGTCAAAAAAACGGATACATCGTATCGGTCAGACAAAACCCTGCTTTTACTATTATCTCGTAATCGAAAAGTCCGTAGAAGAAAAGATTTTGGATGTACTAAAGCAGCGCCAAAACTTTACTGATGCGCTGTTTAAGGAGGCGGGCGATTGACAGAAAAGCAATTTCAAAATAATGTGATTGAGTTTTTGAAGTCCCAGAACATCTACCATATCAAAATATGGGGCGGCGGTTATCAGAAAGCGGGCATTCCGGATTTGATCTGCTGCATTCGTGGTAAATTTATGGCCTTAGAACTAAAAACGGAAAAAGGAACGCCTACCGTCTTGCAAAAATATAACCTCTTTAAAATCCAGGAAGCGGGAGGATATGCCAGAATACTCCGACCATCGGAATTTGATCGGTTCAAAAGGGAGGTGCTTACCGATGCGATTTAGTCACTCCAGGGTTAGTGCTTTTACCAAATGTCCCTATAAATTTAAGTTGCGGTATTTAATAGGCGTTAATACGATTCGTGATTCCGCGCCGGACGATGCGCTTATTGTAGGAAATGCAATGCACAAAGGAATCGAACAAGGCATAGCAGCGGCGGGTCAGTGGTACAGCGAACAGTTTAGTGTTCTCACCAATCTAAACATCAACGAAATAATAAAGCTGGAAACCTTGCTGCCGAAGGTTAGGAAGTTAATCGATTACGACAAATCCACTTTTGAATTTGAGATACAGACAAACGATTTTGTCGGCTATATCGACCTTATAGTCAAAAAAGAGGATAACGTTGTTGAACTCTTTGACTTCAAGCACTCCAATCATGTGGACAGGTACCTAGAATCGGAGCAGCTCCACATCTATAAGCACTACCTGGAAAAAATCCACCCAGTACACGTTAGCCGCATGGGCTACATCTTTATTCCCAAAGTATCCATACGACAAAAGAAAACCGAGGATTTATACCAGTTTCGAAAGCGCCTGCTTGAAACACTGCACGAAGCAAAGGTGAGCGTATGCGAAGTAACGTATGATCAGCAAAAAGTTGACCGCTTTTTTCAGAACATCGGTCAAATCAATGAAGCAAATGAATACCCGAAAAACCCTACAAAACTGTGCGACTGGTGCCAATACCAGGAATATTGCGTGAAAGGAATGGATTATATGTTGATACTGCCTAAAAACGAACGGGTTCAAGTAGATAAGGGGACTGCTCCTGTACTATGGCTATATGGAGTACCTTTCAGTGGGAAAACAACTTTTGCTAATCAAGCTCCCGATGTGATACACCTCAATACCGATGGCAACGTAAAATACGTGGACGGTGCTAGAATTATTGTCCGTGACGAAATTAAAATAAATGGCCGCATTAAAGAAACGGTTTTTGCCTGGCAGATGTTCAAGGAGGCGGTGGAAACGCTGTGCATTGGTCAGCACGATTTTAAAACCATCGTTATTGACTTGGTGGAAGACCTTTTGGAACACTGCCGGATTTATATGTATGACAAGCTTGGCATCACTCACGAAGCTGATGCCGGCTACGGCAAAGGTTACGATATGGTGCGAACCGAGTTTTTACCACAGCTTCGAAGACTTACCAACGCTGGCTATGGAGTTATCCTCATAAGTCACGAGGTTGCGGCAGAAATAACCAAGCGCAACGGAGAAAAGGTCACCACGATCAAACCTAATCTGCAGGATAAGTACGCTAGCAAGATCGCTGGCATGGTCGATATCGTGGGCCGCGTCATCATCGACGAAGATGACTGCCGCTGGATAAAATTCAAAACCGACACTATCCAGTTTGGTGGTGGGAGGCTAAAATTCGGCACGGACAAAGTGGAACTCGACTATAACAAATTTATGGAGCTTTACCGGACGACGAAGCCGGAAGTCGGCACGAGACCTGTACAGCCTAGTGCGGCTAAAAAGGAAGTGTCAGCTGAGACAAAGGATAATGAAGCGGTGAATGTTACCCAAAGCGAAGCGGAACGTAATGCTGGGGAGGACAAGCCTAAAAGACGTTCACGGAGATCTGCATAATTTATATAGAAAAAATGTAAGTGAGGAGAGCGTTTACCATGGCAAATATTTGGGAGAAATGGGATAAAAAAATCGATATCGCTGGTTTAAAAGACGACGTCAAAAAAGCTGCGGAAAATAAACCGGATTATAAAGATGTGCCAAAAGGCAAGTATGAAGTAAAGATAACGAAACTTGAACTAAGGGCAAGTAAGAAGTCAGATGAACCTATGCTTGCTTGCTGGATGAAAATTATTGCCGGCCAATATAAGGGACAGTACGTATTTTATTATCAGATGCTCACCACGGGCTTTGGCATTCATGCCGCCAATGGTTTTTTGCGCAGTTTAGATAGCAACGTAGATATCGCTTTTGATAACTTTAAACAGTACAACGACATGCTCATGGACATAATGGAGGCCATTGAAACAGAAAAATTAGAGTACGTTATCGACTACGGCGAAAATGATAAGGGTTACAAAACTTATAAAATTGAAGATGTCTTCATAGAAGCATGATTTTCTTTGACTTCGAAGTTTTTTGTCATGACTGGTTAGTGGTGTTGGCAAATGCCAACACCCAAACCTTTCAGACAATCATGAACAACTCGGACAAGCTTCGCCGTTATTACGAAAAGAACAAAGACCAAATTTGGATTGGTTACAACTCACGAAGTTACGACCAATACATCCTAAAAGGACTACTGCTAGATTTTGACCCTTACCAAATTTCAAAATTTATTATTGCCGATGGACGTAAGGGCTGGGAATACTCAAGTGCCTTCAAAAAGATCCCGCTTAATGTATTTGATATTATGACCACTATGCACGGTTTAAAACAGTTGGAGGGCTTCATGGGTAACGACATCAGGGAAACTAATGTCAGCTTTAAAACCGAACGTAAATTGACTGAAGCAGAACTAAAGGAAGTTGAAACCTACTGTAGGCATGATGTGGAGCAAACTATGGAAGTGTTTATGAACCGAATCGACGAGTTCGAAAGCCAACTGTCACTGTTAAACAGCTTTAAACTGCCACTGAGTTTTATTCATAAAACCAAGCCCCAACTAGCAAGCATTATTTTGGGCGCGACCAGGTGTTCCTATTCCGATGAGTTTAAGATCACGGTACCGGACACAATGCGACTATCTAAATATCGATATATTGCTGACTGGTACAACGAGCCAGTAAACAGGGATTATAATAAATCCTTAAAAACAATAGTCGCCGGTATTCCTCATATCTTCGCCTGGGGCGGATTGCATGGTGCAGTCAATAACTACCGGGGAGAAGGTTTATATTTAAACATCGATGTTGCCTCGTATTATCCGGCGCTCATGATTGAATACAACTTTTTGAGCCGCAGTGTTGCCGATACCGATAAGTACCGACAAATCAGAGATGACCGCATCCGGCTTAAGAAGGAAAAAAATCTTCTTCAGCAGCCGTACAAAATTGTGCTCAACAGCACCTATGGGGCAATGAAAGACAAATATAACGCGCTGTATGATCCGCGCCAGGCCAATAATGTTTGTGTCGGCGGACAGCTTTTACTCCTTGACTTGATTGAAAAACTAGAGCCATTTTGCCAAATTATCCAGTCCAATACCGACGGAGTAATTGTTAAACTCGATAGTGTAGATGTCGATGCTATAAAAGCTATTTGCGGCGAGTGGGAAAGGCGCACCCGCATGGTGCTTGAATTTGAGACGTTTACACGTATCTATCAGAAGGACGTTAATAATTACATTATTCTTCGTGATGACAACACCTATAAAGCAAAAGGGGCCTATGTCAAAAAACTCGACTTTCTGGACAATGATCTGCCGATTGTGAATAAAGCGCTTGTAAACTATTTTACCCAGGGCTTACCTTTGGACGAGACAATAAATAATTGCACCAATCTGATGGAATTTCAGAAAATCGTTAAGGTATCAAACAAATATATGTATGCCGCGCATGGCAGCAAGATTTTAAACGAGCGCGTACTGCGGGTATTTGCTTCTCGTAGCAAACGGGATCAAGGAGTATTCAAGTATAAGTCACTTGAGCGTACTGAAAAAATCGCCAATACTCCGCCAAGGTGCTTTATTGAAAACGGCAGCGTAAATAATGTGCCGTTACCTCTGAAACTCGATATTCACTGGTACATTGAAGTGGCAAGAAAACGTCTGAACGACTTTTTGCCAGGTGGTGACGGGTGTGTTTAAGGGATATCTGAAAACCAGCGGCAAAGTTCCGCGCGAGAAACTGCAAAACATTAGACCATGTCCCCCGCCAAGGGGAGACTATGCTGGTGTTTTGGCTGACGATATGATTCAGATCGATGTGGACAATAAAGAACACGCCGAAATTGTGCACAACATCATAAAACAACTTGAGCTTAACTGTAATATCTTGAAAACCACCAGGGGCCTGCATTTCTATTTTAAAAACGCTGGCGTAAGAAATAAGTCGGTAAAATCTTTCACTCCCATCGGCATTCCGGTTGATGTCGGCGTAGGTCTAAAAAACGGAATTGTTCCATTAGTGGTGAACGGCGTGGCAAGAGCATGGGTAAATAAAACTGAAGATGTGGAAGCTTTACCCCCGTGGCTGCGACCGGTGAAAATCAGCCCGGTGGACTGGTTCAGCTTAGGCGAAGGCGATGGCAGGAACCAGGAGCTGTTTAACTATATCATTAAACTGCAGTCGGCAGGTTTATCTAAAGCGTCTATCATTGAAACAATAAACCTTATTAATCGGTATATCCTAAAAACACCGCTGCCCCAAAAAGAAATTGACACCATTACCCGTGATGAGGCATTCCCGACGGAAATGTTTTTTGGCGAGCGCGGCGGTTTTTTGCACGACAGGTTTGCTTACTGGTTTTTAAATAATGAGCATGTGACCAGAATCAACGAGGTCCTGCACATTTATTACAATGGCCTCTATACGAGTAACGAAGAGATCTTTGAGCGTAAAATGCTGGACAAAGTTCCAAATTTGAAAGCCAGTCAGCGAAATGAAGTTCTGCGCTATATTCGGGTCCAGTGTGAGCACGAAACTAAATCGGCCGAGCCGCGCTACATAGGTCTAAAAAGCAAGATTTACGATATTAAAACCGAGCAGCTGATGGATTACAATCCCAACATCGTACTGAAAAATAGAATACCGTATGACTATGACCAGGATGTGTATGATTCAATCGTTGATGAAGTGATCAACAAAGTCACCTGCTGGGATTCGAGCTTGCGGCTGCTGGTGGAAGAAATGATCGGATACTGTTTGTACCGGAAAAAGACGTTCGGGAAGACGTTCTTCCTAAACTCTGGCGGTGAAAACGGCAAATCAACTTTTCTGGATATGATCAAGACTATGCTGGGCCGAGAGAATATAGCGAGCTTAGAACCAGCCGACTTTGAAAAACGCTTTGTCAATGCGCAGTTATTTGGTAAACTGGCAAACATCGGCGATGATATTAGCAGTAACTATCGGGAGAACTCCAGCATCTTTAAAAAACTTGTTACCGGTGACAGCATCATGGTAGAAAACAAGGGTGAAAAGCCGTTCATGCTAGATAACTATGCCACACTTATATTTTGTACTAACGAGATGCCACGCATTAACGATCAGACGCACGGCTTTATGCGACGTTTAATAATTATTCCGTTCAACGCTAAATTCAGCCCGGAAGAACCTGACTATGACCCGTTTATCAAGGAGAAGCTGCTCACGGAAAACGGCATGAAGTACTTGCTCCGGCTGGCGATAGCCGGACTCAAACGGCTTTTGGCTAATAAACAGTTTACGGATAGCGCCAAAGTATCTGAGCAGTTAAAAGAGTACGAGGAAATCAATAACCCAGTCATACTGTTCGTGAAAAATCATGAGATTGAAAACCAGGCGGCATCTGATGTGTATCTGAAATATGCCTCCTGGTGCCGGGAAAACGGCTTGTCGCCGGTAAGCAATATTAACTTTGGCAGGATACTAAGCAGTAAGCAAATGTTTAAAAGTGAAGTGCGGAAAATTGACGGTAGGCCAATTCGGATTTATATGAAGTATCAATAGCTCCGGTTACGGAGGTTACGGATAAGTTTACAGATGGTTACAGATGAAAGCCGCATAAATACTGAAGGTTACAGAGGTTATATATATTCTATATAAATAAAGATTTATCAATAAATATATAAATATATATATAATAGGGATTTTATAGTAATCTGTAACCACAATGCGTATGAAACCAGTAAATATGTGGGTTTGTCGTGGTTTCAGATGATTTTGGTGTGTGTAACCAAATGTGTAACTAAGTAATGGTTTTAGTAGTCATAGTTAGCAAAAATATTACCAATTTGTCGCTGTCTGGGGCAATTAGATCATTAAAAGATATAAAACCGGAATATTTTCAGGGATATTTACGGGAGAATGCGTTAAAATGCGTTGGTTGGTTGTAATGAAGAGTTTGATAGCGACAAACAAGGTTTGTCAGACCTAGCAAAAAAGAAGCTGGACAAGCAGCCTTGTTTGATGCCATTAAAGGCAGAGCTGGGGAGGTGTGTGTGTGACCAAAAAGGAACTATCTCAGCTGTACTATTTAAACCGCGAGATTGGAGAACTGCAAATCCGGCTGGGTGAGTTGGAGTGCTTGGCAACTTCTTGTACGGCACATATAACCGGTATGCCAAGAGCTTATGACATATCCGATAAGCTAAGTAAATACGTTGCCGAAATTGCTGACCTAAAAAGCTTGCTCGACCTCAATCTTAAGAAGTGTTTCTATGAACTGAACCGATTGAATCGCTACATACAAAGTGTTGACGACAGTGAAATGCGAATGATCCTAAGCCTTCGGTATATTAACGGCTTAAGCTGGAATCAGGTTGCAGCAAGCATCAGCATTTGTGCTACAGAGGATAGTGTGAGAAAGGCTCATGACAGATTTTTAAAGAAAAGTTGTCCGATATGTCCGGGTGAGAAGTGATAGGATAGTATCATAGAAGAATATAAGAAATGATAAGCCCTTGGAGCAGCAGGCTCTGAGGGTGTTTTTATGCCATGAATTATTTATACAAACAGGTATGGCAATCGCCAAATGAGAAAGGAGCTTTAGCATGACGCCTGCTCAAAAACAAGAAATATATAAACTCCGCCTGCAAGGCTTGGGCTATAAAGCCATTGCTCGGGAAATGCTCATCAGCGTAGATGCCATCAAAGGTTATTGTAAACGACACGGCTTAAATGACTCAGCAAAACTCGTACCGCTTAATGCCAAAACGATTGAAAAAAACAGCGGCCTTTGCTTGCAATGCAAAAAGCCTATCAGGCAAAATAAACGAGGTAGGACTAAAAAATTCTGTTCCGATATCTGCCGATACACCTGGTGGAATGAAAATCGAGATCAGTGTAGTAAAAGCAGTGCTGCAAGCTATCCGTGCACCTGCCAACATTGCGGACAAAATTTTATTTCGTATGGCAACAAGCAACGAAAATATTGTAGCCATGACTGTTACATCAAAGCAAGATTTTGGCGTATGGAACTGCAAGACAAAAACGTGCCGTAACTATGGTGCTGGATCCGCCAGGTGGTAAACGGTGGAACAATCAATCCGAGGCGATACAACTAGCACTTGGATAGACCTATAGGAGCAAAGAATTTTTGTGGAGATGACATATGCCGATTGTAGTGTGCAGCCGGACAGACTGCTTAAATCAAAAACGTGATGTCTGTACGGACAATATCATTGAGTGGTGTCATGGACAGTGCAATGGATATATCTCCCCAGTAGCCACGCAATGAAAGCGAACAATGCGTCTCTGGTTGAACGTAAGCATGGGGCAATAACACAAAAGCATGGCAGGATCGTAAAATGAGCAAGGACGAGCCCACACATATTTGACGGTTCCTTCCAGCGGGGGTGGGGGCATGCGGGTGCGACGAGCCCCGAGTAATTTCTGGATAAAGTCCAAAAAAAACCTTTGACTTTTTGACTTTGTAAATCTAGAAATCCGCCGAGCATGCGGGATTCCGGGTTTAAAGGTTCTGAAGCAAGGTGCTTTAGGAATTGAATTATAGCAAAAGTAGCGCTGCAATTTATGGTTGCCTCATATTGACTGAAAGCGGATAGTGGTAGTAATATAAGCATAAAATAAGAATATTTTATTGCTACGGGAGGCATTGTTATGAATATAAAACCATCTGCGGCGATACGTAAAAACTATAACGAAATTTCAGCACTTTGTAAGACTACCAAAGAGCCTGTTTTTCTTACCAAAAACGGAGAAGGCGATTTAGTGGTTATGGACATCGCCACATTTTCCCGGCGTGAAAGCATGCTGAAGCTCAGGGAGCAGCTTGTCGCAGCTGAAGAAGACCGATTGCTAGGCAAAAAGGGATTTTCAATCGATGAAATAGATGCGATGATGAAAAGTGCCATTAAGGATGTTGCTAATGAGTCAAGAGGATAAACGGTACCAAGTTATTATTTCGGATAGAGCGGGAGAAATGCTCGTACAGCACGCACATTTTTTAGCGCAGGTCAGCTTAGCGGCGGCTGACAAACTTAGGGTAGATATAATTGAGTCGGCAAAATCCTTGCAAGAATTTCCGGAGCGAGGTTCCTGGATTGTTGATTCGGCATTGCCCCTGAATGTATATAGAAAACTTCTGGTTGATAGACGGTATATGCTTATTTATAAAATCAAGGGTGATAAAGTATATATTGACTATATGGTGGACTGTCGCCAGGAATATGCCTGGTTGAAATAATTAAATAAACTATAGATTATTTAACGTCCGTTAGCTGGGCGTTTTTTGTTTGGAGGAAAGCGTTTGGATATTCAGATATTGTCAATAGAAAAGCTCAATCCTGCGCCATATAATCCGCGTCTTGACCTAAAACCTGGCGATAAGGATTACGAAAAACTCAAGAAATCTATTCTCACCTACGGCTACATTGATCCAATCATTGTTAACAAACGCGGTTATGTGGTTATTGGCGGCCACCAGCGCCTAAAGATACTCCAAGAAATGGGGCATAATAAAGTTGAGGTTTCCTTGGTGGATTTGCCACAGGAACAAGAGAAGGCCTTAAACATTGCTCTTAATAAGACTGGCGGTGATTGGGATATACCAAAACTGCAGGATTTGCTCGCTGAGCTTCAGCAAACAGGAATGGACCTTGAGATTACCGGGTACGACGATTTAGAGATTGAAGAACTGATGCGTGCCGCTTTGGCTGATGACGAGGCCGAAAGTCTAAAAAAGCAAGTGGAGGAGGATGACTTTGATGCAGATAAAGCCGCTGAAGAAAGTATTAATCCCGTTACACAGCCAGGAGATATCTGGCTATTGGGCAGTCACCGCCTTCTTTGTGGCGATGCAACCAAAACGGAAAATGTCCGTCGACTTATGGATGGTAAGGTTGCTGCAATGGTATTTACAGACCCTCCGTATAACGTTGATTATACCGGCGGGACTGTCGGCAAGTTGAAGATTCAGAATGACAATATGTCTGATGCCGACTTTTATCGTTTTCTTCTAGAGTCATATAAAAACATGTTTGATCAAGTAGCGCCAGGCGGCGCTATTTATGTTTGTCATGCCGACACGGAAGGACTTAACTTTCGCAAGGCGATGTTGGATGCAGGCTGGTTATTAAAGCAATGCTTGATCTGGGTAAAAAACTCGTTAGTGCTTGGCCGGCAGGACTATCATTGGCAGCATGAGCCTATTCTTTACGGCTGGAAGCCAGGTGCTGCACACACATGGAACAGCGATCGCAAACAAACCACGGTCTGGCAGTTTGATAAACCTGGTAGAAATGGCGATCATCCAACAATGAAGCCGGTGGGAATACCGGGCCAAGCGATACAAAACAGCAGTAAGCGTGGCGATATCGTGTTAGACCTATTTGGCGGTTCAGGTTCTACGCTTATAGCGGCTGATAAGACTGAACGCAGTTGCTATACCATGGAAATTGATCCCCAATATGCGGATGTCATTGTGAAACGGTATATTGAACATACAGACAGTGATAAAAATATATTTTTAATTCGTGGCGATACCCGGCTGGCGTACGACAAAGTAGCAAGCAAATTAACAGCATAAAGATAATTTGTGAAGGAGATTGCCTTATTTTGCGGCAAACGCTAATAGACATAATCGAGTTTT